TCAGGTCGCCGCGGCCCGTCAGGGTCACGTCCAGATAGCGCCCGTCGGCGGACAGCACCGCCTGCATGCCGGAGCGGACCGGCTGGGGGGGCTGTTCGGGCTGGGAAGGCTGGGAAGCCTGAGGTACGGTAACGGTGGTGTGGGCCACCAGATTCTTCTTGTTGTTGCCGTAAGCGTGGATGAAGTAGACGCCGGTGCCGGTGCTTTCCGCCACGATGGTATAAATACCCGGCTTGATAAAGCCATTCTTCCCATAGTTGGTGCCGGGGCCTTTCCTGATATACAGATCGGAAATTGTCACCCGCACCAAATACGGCTCCACCGTGGCCCCTGTGCCGCCCGTGGTGGCGTTTCCAGTGCTGGGGGAAGTAGTTGCATTACCGCCCCCGGAAACCCCGCCAGAAAGCCGCCTGTTGACCTCTGCGGCAATCTCGTCATGAAGGTTATAAAGATAATCACCGGGGCAAGACTTGTTCGCAAACCACCGGTGAACCGTCATAACCATTTCATTTGCCTTGGGGGTATAGGTAAGGGTCTTGTTCTTATCCCCAAACCACAGGATTTTTGTTTTCCCATTGCGCTTGCAAATATCGGTGACAAGATCAAGAAGGGCGTTGTATGCCTTATCCGTCACCTTGTAGGGGGCCACGGTTTCACTTGCCGTTTCGATGGTCACGGCCCTATGGTCATTGGCGCTGTTGGAACTGCACCAAGAACGATCCTTTTCTTCCACACACAGGCCAATGGAACCATCATAGCCCACAACATAGTTGCAAGACGCTTGCTTGCTGGTAGGCTGGAACACTTCACAACCCCGCTTTGCCGTAACCTGACCAACGAAACAGTGAATGGTGATCCGGTCAATGGCATGGTTCCGGGGGCTGTTCTTGTTCGGGGAAATTTGGGTGACGGTGACAAGGTTACTGTTGCTCATTTTCGGTTTCCTCCTTCACGGGTTCAAGGGCGGGGATTTCCTCATAGTTCACAATCTTGGTCATGTCACACAAGGAATCAATCAGGTCACCAAGGGCTTCAGTGTCCACGGGATAATTGATATACTCGGCGGAAGTCTGAACCATAGCCATTACCCATTCCTTGCGGGTTGCGCCATCTTCAAACTTCTGTTCCGCTTCCTCCATCAGCTTGATCACCAAGCCCAACAAAGCGGCCCAATTCTTTTCCTGCGTGGCTTTCTGGACATACTGCACCAGCTTATAGGCCAAGGGAATACAGGTGGACAGACCAGCAAGAATGGCAACGATCAGGGAAACAATCTGTTCAGCGTTCATGTTTTTCTTCCTTTCTGATTTTGTATTTTTGGCCGGGGGTCACAGTTCCTTGGTATCGTTGTAAATTTCCGGGCCATACTGTTTCCGCAACTTGATCCGGTTTTCAGCCTTGGCCTTGGAATAGTAAAAACCGGTTGCTGTTGCCAATTCAGCGAATATGGCCGGGATCAGATACGCAAGGGGTGAAGTGTCCCCCGTTTTCCAAACGATAGCAAGAGTGAAGGCCGTCACAACCAGCGTGACGGCCCCCACACAACCCAAAATGATTTTGGAAAATTCCTTTTTCGGTTTCTTCTTTACACGGCTCATTCATCCGGGGCTTCCGTGGGCAACTCCAAGAATTTCTTGTGAAGATCGTCCATTACCCCATTCACCCCCAACGAATGATATTGCTTCCAGCAATTTTCAAAACTTTCCCTCGCATAGATTGGGGCGAAGCCCTTTTCAGTGTACTTATTGAAATCACTGATCATTTGACTTCTCAAAAGCGCCTGAATTCCAGCTTTCAGGGCTTTGGAATCCTCCATGTTGCGCTTGATCAGCCCGTGAAGGTATTTGAATACTCCCGCAATCAGGGCCGGAACCCCGATCAGGCACAACCATTGATAAACCGTCATTAAACCACCCCTTCCCGCTTTCAGGCGCTGATCAGGCGGAAGATATATTGCAAATCTTCCACTTGGGCGTTGTAGAAGTCATAGTTCCAAATCCAGTGTTCTTCATGCTCCGGCTTTTTGAACCTTTGACAGAAGGGATCTTCCCAAATCCGGTTCCATCGTTCTTGGTGGGCGGGATCAGGCTTATTGGGGTTCTTCTCCAACCGCAACAGGATAGCGGAAACCAGTTCCCCACGCTCTTTGCCCCGGCCATCATCATTGTGGCTGAAGTAGTCATAGGCAATTTGGCTGGTGTCCGCACACATCAGCTTGTTTTTCCACACAAGAAAACCGCCCTGAGTAGTCAAGGCGGTTCCATAAGGAATATTGACATTTTCACCGCAACCGGCTTTGAACCTTGCCCTTTTCCGGGCAATATAGGTTTTATGCTTCATCGGTTACTTCCTCCCAACCATACACACCGGGTTCCCATACATTGTTTGCCACGGTGGAAGTCCAGTGCTTTTCATTGTGGCTGACTTTGGCTCCCAAGGGGTAGGCATCATGCGCCCCAATGGGCTGAATCCATTCCGGCCATTCCTCGGTAGGATCAGCGGTCAGGCTCCACAGGCTGGGAGAATCCGGGGGTGTCCAATCCTCTTGGGAAGTGTGATCCTGCACACACTTGTAAAGGACTTCACCAAAGCGCCGGATTTGGCCGGTTTTGTAGTTGATGGGATATGCCCATTCAGCAAACAGTTCAGCGTGTTCCGCCGCTGTTACAGGGTCAATGGTTCCGGCTTCCGCCATCGTCACAAACATGATCCCGCCTGTGGTGCTGGTGCTGGTGATTTCTTTTCCCGCATCGGTCACTTCCAAGCTGACGGTTTCCAACCCTTCCATTTCATTCCGGCCAAGCAAATGGTACGGTGTCCCTTCAAAAACAATGCCCGAAGCATCACGCTCCGGGCAAAGGACATAGCAACCATTTTCGGCCTGCTTAATGTAGTTCAAATTTTCCGTCAAGCCAATGTTGGCCCCGTCTTTGATAATTCTAAACATTTCGCACCTCCGAAAAAGATAGCATGATAAATCCGCCGCAACCGCAATAACCTTCCGTGGTCATTGAAGTTCCGGTAGTAGGCGCTTTGGCATTCCATATACTGTTCAATATCGGTGAATTCCCGTTTTCCTTCTATGAACTCCCGGTGAAACAGCTTCAGTTTTCTTCTTGCCCGTTTCACACCATCCCGGCTTCCATTCACCTTGATTTTCCCGGTTTCTGTCAATGTGAATCTTGCCTTGCAGAACCGGAAAGGCTTTGTCAGGGGGATGATCTTACATTTCCGCTTGTTCACTCGAATTCCAAGGGCTTCAAACCGCCGAACAATTTCATGCCCAAGTTTCTTCAGGGCTTCCACATCGGGCAAAATCACATAGTAATCATCCATGTAATGCCCGAAACAGTGAACCCCTGCTTGACATTTGATCCAGTTATCCACGGCGCTGGTATCTCGCTTCATGCCGTTCTTGGCTTGTCATACAAAAAAGTATTCGCCCTCCGTACAAATATCTTGTTGGGTGCCGTCTAACTTGCTTTGCCCTTGCACATGAAATGGGTTAAGGCACAATCACCCACCATGCAAGAAGCGTCCGTGTAAGGGCATCAAAGGGCAGTTTTAGGGATTGGCTACCCAAGGAAGTACCTTTCCTTTTGCGAAGGTCGTCTTTCACCTGAAATCCAAAAGCCGGGTTTCTGTTACTCCATTTGACCTCGCAATCGCAAAATCCGGGCCGCACGCCACCAGAATTGTTGGCGTTATTGTTGTTGTAGTTGCCGTCCGTATTGACAATGAGGAAGTTATTGTTGTTGTTGTAATTAGGGGAGCGCAACCACCACCACACCGCCGAAGGACGAATTAACAAAGGTACACCTAATTTTTTTTTTGAAGTTAAGTTTTCAATTTTCCGCTTACATTCTTGATAGCCCCTTTCAGAAGTTCATTTTCTTTGTCGATTAACTCACCAAGGCTTTGTGCCATCTTATCTAATTTTTCTGTTGCGTCCTTTCCTTTCACCGGGTTCCCTTTAGAATTGGTGAAAGCCCCTTCAGGATTTTGGTTCAAAATCAGATACACATGGGTCAACCGAACATCAAGCGCCATCAGGGAAGCCCTTGCTTCAAGAAGGTGGGCTTTCCGAAGTTCTATGCGCTGTGGATCAGAAGGAAAAATGCTGTTACCTTTCTCCGCATGGTCGATCACTTCACCGGCCAGCTTTGCAATGGGTTCCGCAACAAGCCGGGAGTACCGGGCAGAAAGGCGGGTCAGAAAATTGATGGTTTCGACATAGATTTGATTGGCGGTGTTGATGAACTCCGCCTTGCTGGTTGTTCGTTTCTGCTTCAGTACCGACATGGTTACACCTCTTTAGGTGCATCGTTCACTTGAATTGGCCCTTGCTCCCGTTCAACATCTTCCAAGTGCTTCAAAAGCACATATTCAATGTAATTTGTAATAGAACGATGGTCACGGGTTGCAAGTGTCCCGATCTTATCAAAGACTTCATCCGAAAGCCGTAAGGTAAAAACTCGCTTACTGGTTGCCATCTTAAAACCTCCAATGATCTCTAAAGATTATTGTATGGTTTTGGTTGGCCTTTGTATGCAGTCTAAAGACAGGCAAGTGATAGCATTTTGAAGGTCATTTTTCAAAAATCGCGTCGGGCGCTTACGCGCCCGAATTGTTTTATTCCCTTCACCCCGGCTGTTCCGCCCCCTTGCGGGGGCGGGATGGGGCCGGGATAATCCTGCGGGGGATTAGACAGCAAAGCCGGGCCGCACGCCACCAGAATAGTAGGCGAAATTGTAGTTGTAGTAGCCGTCCGTAGTGACAACGAGGAAGGTATAGCTGCTGGCGTAATAAGGGGAGCGCAACCACCACCACACCGCCGAAGCGGTGCTTGTGTGACGATAGGCAATACGGGAATTACCAGCCTGATAATAGGCATATTGAACTTGGTAATTCTGTTCATAGCTGTTGGCCCAATTTCTTGTGCCGAACACTTCAAATTCCGCCAGCAAGAACAGATAATCTTGGGTGGAAGTTACATTGCTTTGATTATTGGAACCACCACCGGTATTGTCGGTGTACTTGGTTACGGCCTTCATCACGGCCCGCAAAGCGGAAGGCAAAGCCGCCATCAGACTGTTTGCCGTGGGGCTGGAAGGGGTGCCGCCGTTGCCCAAGACAGTATTCCGCATATAAGAACTTGCCCAACCGCCTTGGTTTGTGTTGCTGGTATTCATGCGGAAACCTTGGCTGGAACCATAGTTGCCATAATCACTATCACACAAAGCAACCGGGGTGGCTCCGATCTTGCCAATTTGGAAGTGAATGCGGTTACTGCCTTCACGGGAAGCATTGTGGTTGAACCCCAAGATGAAAACATTCACCGTCAGATTGGTGATCCCAAAGCCAACCACATTGCCGTTGATCACAATGGACTTGGTATCACCCACGGCCCAATAATCATCCGCTGTCCCTGCGGCGCTTGCCTCGCTGATCGTGTCCCAATCATTGTCATTCAAGGTTGTGGTGGGAAGGGTCACAGACACGGAACAAGTCTTATTGGCCGGGGCCGTGTAGTTGGTGCCTTCTGCCACGCTCACAGTGATTGTGGCGTTGCCCTTGCCTACGGCGTTCACCGTTACCGTGGTGCCGTTCACATTGACCGTAGCAACCCCGGTGTTGTTAGATTGGGCAGTAATAGCACCATCCCCAGCCCGTGTCACCGTGAAGGTATCAGCCATTTTGGAAGCGCCCAATGCCAAACTGCTTTTGCTCAAAGAAAGGCTTCCAGCGGCCTTTCCAATCGTCCAAGCAACCGTTTTGGCTCCGGTGGTGCCATCACTCCACCGGTAGTTTTCCGTGGGCGTAAAAGTGGCGTTGTAGCTTCCCGCATTGGTTCCGCTGGTGGTGCCGCCAATGGTCAGCTTGGAAGTATCATAGCCATTCCAAGAAGGGCTTTGGGGTGAACCGGTATAAGTAAGGCTCCCGCTTTGGGTGGGGGCCGCAACCGTGGCTTTGTTGATCGTCCATTGAACCTGTTTGGCCGTGGTGGTGCCGTCCGTCCACTTGTAGGGGTCTTTCGGCGTGAAGGTTGCCGTATAGGTTCCCGCATCGGTGCCGGAAGTCACACCCCCAAGGGTCAGGGTGTCGGGGTTGTAGCTGTTCCAAGAAGGGCTTTGGGATTGCCCGTTATAGGTCAAGGTGCCATTTTGGGTGGGAACAACATCAATGGTATAGACGAACCTGGACACGGCTTCCAAGGCCGCATCTGCCGCATCTTGGGCATTTTGGGACGCTTCCAAAGCCGCCGCCACATCTTCCCGAATATCGGCGTGGGCGCTGTTACTGGTGTTGTGTTCGTCAATGGCATCTTCAATATCTTGGGTGGGGTCAAAGGTGGAATCGGGAAGCTGTTCAGGCTTTACCTTGCCATCCTCCCCAAGATCGGCCTTCCCGGACAAAGCATCATCATGGGCTTTCAGGGCCGCATCAATCTTGTCCATGTTGCGGTTCTGATCATCCACATTGTAGAAATCTTCTTGGGCCGGTTTGACCAAATCATAATTGGTGGTGTATTCAGCCATCTTTCATTTCCTTTCTGATAGATTTATTGGAAATCCCTGCAAGTTAGCCGTGGGTCAAAGGCAGAAGATCACCATACGGGGTGGGAACATGGGCCTGAAGTTCTTCCGTTCTTACTTCATAATGGGTGTACCAAGCAAGCTGGGCATGGGTGAAGCCCTTCAGGGTTTCATGGATGTTGAACAACTGTTGAACTTCCAAAACCAGATTGACCGGGGCAACCCGTTCAAGAAGGTTTTGAACATCTTCAAAGTTCTTCTTTGCGGCCACGCCAACCTTCACAAGAAGGGTGTAATCTGTGACTTCCGCCGAAGAATTACCGGGGCCACAAAGGTTTTCCAAGATCACCCGAAGCTGGGGCAAGGTGTACGGAAGTTCTTCATTCAACCGGGCCAATACACAGAACCGCCGATCATCCAAGGTATCTGTTCCCTTGGGGGTGATACCCAAGATTTTTTCCCACCGGGACAACCCAAGGTTGCCAGCGGTCTTGATGAACTGGTTTGCAAGAAGATCATCCGCCGCCGCCCAAGCGGTTTCAAACTCCGGTTGTTCGGCTCCGGTGATCCCCTGAAATTCCGCATAGTCCCGGACAACATAGGGAAGGTAATTGATTAGTTTACGATCCATTCAATCACCTTCCCTTATAGGCTTTGGGTGCCGGTTGCTGGGGTAATCTCACCAAGAACCGGGATATAATCAAGGTTCAAGGTGTAGTTGGCCGCAAGGCCATTGATTTTGGTATCAGCAATATCCAAAATTCCGCTTACACCCAACAGGCGGCTTTCAATTTGGCTGACACGAACCACAAGGGCCTGTTCCTGATCCGCCCATGTTTCGGACAGTTCTTCAAAATAGGCTTCAATGGTCTGTTCAACATAGGATTGAACATCTTCCCACCCCCACCCCTGTTGATAGGTCAGGGTGAAGGACAGGTTCACAGTTTCACTTTTCACGCCTTCCACCTTCACCACATGGCCGATGGGGGCGGTTCCCAAGCCTTCCCCGGCGTTCTGAAGGGGGTCAACGGCGGTCTGTACCTGTTCCACAAGGGTTGGGGAAGGTACGCTGAAGGTGCTGTCAATGATAATCAGCTTCACAGTTCCGCCCACCGTCAGCTTGTTATTGATCCCGGCTTCATAAACCTTGGTCAACCAAGCCTTGATTTCTTCAGACGCTTGAACAGTTTTCAACCATTCTGAAACCCCTTCCGGGGGAACCAGTTCAGCGGGGCGAATATCGCCGTTCCAAGCCCGGTAAACCTTCACACCGCCAACACCGGGGATTGCATTTACTTTTTCGATATAGTCAATCCGGTTGCCGCCGAAGGCTTGGGCGTTCAAGCTGTCAAAATACCGTTGTCTGAAAACCTCGGTATCTTCTTCATCCTCACCGGGGATCAAGAGGGCCGTAACCGTACAGGTTTCAAGCCCTTCAATGTATTCAATGGGAATTACCGTAGCCCCGTAGTCATTGCCAGCTTCACCCGGCGTTTCACAGGTGATTTCATACACCCCTTCACCCCGTTCAGCGGAAACATAGTAGTTCAGTTCCCCAATGGAAAAGCGGGTGTTCAAGGCCAAATGCAAAGTGGCCGGGGTAATGGTCAACTGCAACACGGCGGCGCTTGCGGGTTGGGGAGAAAGGCCCCGTTCCGCCGCTCTTTGGATCAGGTAAGGGCGGCTTGCTGTGTCCGCAAAGGTTTCATTCAAAACCGTGTCAAGCTGGATATACAGATTTTGCAGTTCCACGGCGGCGGGGGCATTCCCAAGCCAAACCAGCGAACCTTCACGGGTGTCCAAATTGCTGTTGATGGACAAGGCCCGTTCCAACATCCGGTTCAGCAAAAGCGCATAGGTAATATTTTCATACATCAGATTTCCACCTCCATTTCCGTGAAAATGGGGCCAAAAATGCTGACCACTCGAAAAGTGGTCAGCACCTTTTTCTTGTTCACTTCAAATTGGAAATTGTCAACGGCGGTGATCCGATCATCCTGAAGCAAGGCTTCCTTGATACCCCGTTCAATTTCAGGAATGCAGTAATCAACCGGTTTGCCGATCAGCCGCTTTTTCTCAAAGCCATAGTTCCAAGAATAAATCAACCATTCATACCGTTCCACATTCAGGATCAGGAAAACCGCCTGTTCAACGGCTCTCACTTGGTCAATGGTGCCGGTAATGGTTTTGGTGTCGTGGTTCATTTTGAATGTGCGGCTGGGAAGCACCGAAAAAGTGAAGTCTTGCCGCAAATCGTCTTGAACTTGTGGAATCATAGCCATTCCCCCTGCAAGGCCGGGTTCGGTTTAATCCGATCCAGCACCACAAATTTTTTGCCCTTTTGAATCCGGGCCAGAACCACCCAATCCCCAACCACAAGGGCATTGTGAACCTTGAACTTCTTCCGCCCCTGAATGGGGTGGTTGTGGTCAATATCTTCAGCGGTGCCGCCCCCGGTGTAGGTGTCTGTTACCGAGTGGCCGTGGGTAATCACAACAGTTTGGTGGGAAACCGTCATATCCACTTCATAATCGGTCACATTGCGGGTCAGCACCAACATTTTTTCGGTGTAAATTGCTTTCTGATCCACTTGGATTTTCAGCGGGGAAGCAGAAATCACCGTTCCAAAAAGAAGGTTGACCGGCTTCCCGGCTTCCACCGCTTCCACAGCGGCCTTTTTTACCAACTCCACCGCATTTGTCGGTTTAGGCAATGAATTCACCCCCGATCAAGGTCAAATCCATGAAATGTTCATCCCCCTTGAAATTGTGGGTGACTTTTTCAACCATCAAATAGTTGTTGGTGATAATATCGCCCAAATCCAAGGAAACCACCACAGCGGAACCGGCCCGAACCCGAACATCACCAAAGGCATTTTTCACCGTCAGCTTCCGGGTTTTCTGATCGTACAGTTTCAAAAGGGCATCGGCTTTGGCGGCGGCTCCTGTTGCGGTCTGAAGTTCTTCATAATACTGAAGAACTCCCCAAGTGTTCATTTTTTCGCCGTCTTGGGCCACATACAATTCCCGCTTGCCGGTTTGCTCATTGTTATAGGCCAACTTGATTTTGTTATAGGTCTGATCATCAATGCTGGAAGAATAATCAAAAGTTTCACCGGTTTCCGAATCAATCAGAAGGTTCAACTTCATGGAATTGACATTCTTCAAGGTCAGCGCCCCGCCATCATCGTACAGGCAGTAAAGTTGACCGGTATTCAGAAGGGTTTCATCAAGGGCGTTTTGGATCATGTCAAACAGGGTGCTATTTTCTTCTACAATGGTTTCAATGGTGTACCCTGTATCTTCCACGCTTCCAAGGTTCAGGCGAAAATCTGTTGCAATCCGCTTCAGAAGATCAGAAGCCTTCAGCCCTTCTTCTGTATAGGTGTCCTTGTTCTTTAGATACCGCAACTGATCATAGGCCACAACATCAATGGTGGGGCTGTTCGCTTTCCGGCTCTTGGTAAACACAAAGCCATAGAACATGGTGGTTCCATCCACGGTGAACTTCACCGGGTTCCCTTCTTGGAAGTTCAAAACACCGTCTTTAATCACCGTGAATTCCAGCTTGCCGGGGGTGCCTTTCCGCTCCAATGTCAGTGAAACCCCTTCTTCAACTACCGGATAATAAATGGTTGAACCATTCTGAATTAGAAGTTCAGCGGACACGGAATCACCCCTTTCAGGAAGGCAAAGTAAGAACCTGATTGGGATAAATCAGGTTCGGGTTTGTAATCTTGTCTTTGTTCAGTTCATAGATTTCATTGTAACGGGAACCATCCCCCAAATACTTCTTGGCGATATTCCAAAGGCAATCCCCGCTTTTCACCGTGTAGGTGGCTTGCTGGGGCGCTTGGCTGGTTTCCCGCTGGGGTTGCTCCACCGTAGCGGTTGGGGTTTCTGCGGGCGTGGGGGCCGGTTGGATAGTCACGGTTTTGGTGCCATAGTGCCTGTATTGCTTCAGGCTGACAGTAACCGTAATATCAAAGCCTTCTTCCGCATCATCGGTGATTTGGTAATCCTCCATGCCCACCATCAAATTGGTATAGAACAACCGCCTTCCGGTGGGCATTGACCGGTTCAGGATGAATTGAAACGGTTGCTTGGAAGTTTTCAGCCGCTCGAACAAGGACAAGTAATAATCGGCGGATTGCGCCCCGCCATTGGTGAAGGGATAGGAAACTTGGGGAAGAAGCAAATCAAAACTTACATCGGTCAACCCCGGTTCCTTCAGAATATTGATTTCCTCGCCGTTGATCAGCGTCAGGGTTTCATTCTGGTTATTGATCTTCACCTTGACTTTGGAAGGGGTGATGGGCATAAGCACACCACCCAAATACATTGTGTATGCCATTACTCATGCACCCCTTCTTCAGACACATCCAGCTTGGTTGCAAAATCGTTGGCCCAAGCATCCATGATCCCATCCAAATCAGTGTCTTGACTGATATAGTTGGTGTTCTGTTGTTCAACCTTGATTTCAGCGGTAGTGAACCGGTTGATTGCTTCCCGCTCGGCAATATCCCGCATATAGGCCAAATCTTCTTCAGCAATATCAAGGGCTTCACTCATAGCGGCGGTGTTTCCTGCCGTGTCGCCGGTGTTCCCATAGATACCATCAAGGGTGTTACCAAGATTGAAGGCATCCAGCCCATCAGCGGCCCCCAAGCTGTCCATTGCGGAAAAGTCGAACAAGCCACCCACGGTATCTTCCACACCTTGGCCGAACTCATAGCCCATATCAAAGGCGGCTCCATACTCGAAGCGATCTAACTTCAGATCATCGGCGTTCAGCTTTTCCATGACTTCTTCACCCTTGCCGAAGGTGGAATCCACCCAACCGCCCAAGCTGTCACGCCAGCCTTGGACAGAACCGGCCAGGTTGGAACCGAAGATTGCATCAATGGCCGAAGCCAAAGCCTGAAGGACGGAAAGAACCGTGTCCGCCAAGTCGAAAAATAGACGGGCCACAGCCCCAACCGGATCATTGAATACATTTCCGATGAAGTTTGCAACCGTAGCCACAAGGTTGTAGATCATCACGAACACATCTACAACCAAGTTCCACAGGGCCACAAAGATATTCCCGATGAAGGCCAGCGCCGCCATAAATGCGCCACAAATCAGGCCGGTTGCGGAAACGCTTGTACCTGCAAAATGATTGACCGCCGCCACAGCCGCATAGAACAGGGCTACAAGGGCGATAATCAGAATGATAATCCATGTAAGGGGGCAAGCCATCAAAGCCGCATTCAGGCCGTATTGGGCCGCTGTTTGGGCAAAGGTGGCGGTGGTCTGTGCTCCGGTTGCAACGGTAGTCATAGCCAGTCTTGCGGCCTTTACGGTTTCCAGCGCATTCACAATGCCGGTCACTGTTTTATAGGCAAGCATGGCTCCATTCAAAACAAGAAAAGCCGTTGCAACACCGCCAACAATAGGGGCAAGCCATGACCAATTATCCACCACCAAAGCGGCACCGCCAATCAGAAGGTCAAGCACCACCGTTGCAACAGAAGCGATCCCGGCAAGGCCGTTGATAACTCCATTCGTTACTTGGGTGAACTTTTCGCTATTAGCAACTTGATTTACCTTGTTCAGAATAGGATTGAAGATAGACAGGGCCTTGTTCTTCATCCCGATCCAAATTTGCCCCCAAGTTTTGGGCATATTTGAAAACTTGGTTTCAATATCATCCGCCGCCGCAAACATGGCATTTTTCACTACATCGGCGGTCAGTTGACCTTCTGCGGCCATAGCCCGGATTTCACCAATGGAAACATCCAAGTAATCTGCTATACTCTGAATAATTCCGGGGGCCTGTTCAAATACGCTGTTTAGTTCTTCACCACGAAGCACACCGGAAGCCATTGCTTGGGTAAGCTGGATCATGGCGGCTTGCTGTTCCTGAACACTCGCACCGCCAATAATAAACTGTTTGTTAATCAGTTCTTGGAAGGCAATCACTTCATCCATACTTCCAAACGCATCACGGGCATTTAGGCCCAATTTTGCAATGGAAGAAGCGGCATCCATATAGGAAGTTCTGGATCGTTGCGCCGAAGCCATTACCTTTTTTTCAAGGTCAGTAAGGGAACCGCCATCATCAAAGTTGATCATGGCGTTATTCAACCGGGCATTTGTGCTGGTAAGCTGGTCAGAAACCCCAAGAATTTTCTTTACAGCCGCCAACCCACCCACGGTGGCCGCAATGCCTTTTAGCTTGCTCCAAAGGCCATCAGCGGCGGTGGTGCCGTCCCTGATCCGCCTGTTGAAGCGGTCTTGCTGGTTGCCAGCATTCCGAATATTTTCTTCAATGGAATCGAAGGCGGCCCCGGCTCTTGCCAGTTCTTCACGGGCTTCCCGAATGGCTGAAGTGTCCACAGAATTACCAGAAGCCCGTTGCATGGCTTCAAAGCTGTTCAGCACAATGTTCATAGCCTTGTGCATGGACTTCAGCGGGGCAGTAACACCGTCATATAGGGCGATTGCCGTTCTAATGGTTGCCAATAGGGGTTCACCTTCTTTCCATAGCAGAGGGCCGGGGCCAACAGTTACTTTCTGCGGCCCCGGCGCTGTTTCCGTTCAATTTCTTTCTGTTTCTTCTTTTCCCGCTCCACCCGAATATCAATGGCCGCAATAATGAAGGCCCGTTCTTTCCGGGGCAAGTCCAGAAAAGCAGATGGTGTCAAATGCAGTTCGTGAAGGCAATAGTAAGCGATATTTGCTTCACCATCACCTTCTTCAATTAGTTTTTTGCCTCGTCCACCTCATCCTGAAGGGTGGTTTCAAACCCGCAAACCTCCTGAACTTTGGTCAGGTAATCGGCATACTCGCCGGGGGTCAGCATGGTTTTCAGAAGGGCTTCAGCGCCCATCACCTTATAGCTGTCCTGAAGTTCCTTGTCATTCAGGTTGGGGAACACCGTACAGGCCACAGCCAGCTTGCCAAGGTACAGATCATAGTCGGTTTCCTTCTGATACTGGTTTTTCTTGCCGGGAACGGGAAACCGCTTGGCACAGGACTTCCGAAGGGCTTCATCCTCGGTGCCGGTAATGGCCTTGATCTCCCATTCCATAGGCTTCCGCTTGCCCTTATCGTCCAATTCATCAGACAAAAACCGCTTGGAAGCAACAAACTTCACATTCTCAACGGACAGGGCATTTTCAGCCAGAAAAGCAGACAAACTCATTGTTAAAATCCTCCTATTTTGAAATTGAAAAAAGAAAAACCCGCCCACATTATCAAAATGGGGCGGGTTTTGGCAATGTTACTCCATTCCCGCAAGCAGGGTAAAGGCTTCCGGCATCTCGAAATCCTCAAAAGTGAAGTCCATATCTTCATCCAAGTATTCCGCATCAGCGTCAAACTTGGTAAGAATGCCGCCATCAATGTTGCAATCCTTCAGGATCACGGTTTGACGGCCCACAGAAGAAGTGGGATCTTCATTGGTCACTTGAATGTCAAAATAGACATCCTCGCCGGTGTCCTTGTACTGCTTCATCATTTGGCGGAAAATGCTGGTGTTATAGTGGAAGGTTGCGGAACCCGTACCACTCCAACCGGTGGATTTGTTACCCTTGCCGGTCTTGCCCAAAATGGGGATTTCCGTCTTATTCTTCTCAAAGTTGGCTTCAAGGTTGATAGCCTGCATGAAATTGTAACGGTTATCCCCAATGGTTACAAAGCATTCGGCCAAAGAAGCGGAAATAGCGTCTTTGGCGTGCATTACAGTTGCCATTGTCTACACCCCTTTCTTACTGAACATAGACGGTCATGTAAAGCTGGGCCATAGCGTTGACCGGGGTAACATAGTCCGTCACCACAACGGCCTTCTTGGTGTCGCCTTGGGCAACCGTCACATTGTCCGGGTTGAAGTTCTCAATGGCCCGGATATTCTGAAGTTCCTGATGGTGCTTCACAATATCGTTCCACAGGCTGATCCGCCCGGAAGCATCGTTGGGAACCTTGCCAATGTACTTGGTGCCGAACAACACCGCAATATCATTGGCAATCTGATCCAAAACCCGGATGGTTTGGTTGCTGGAAAAATCAGCGGATTTTTCATCCGTCACGGAAACGAAGGTGTTAATATCCTCCAACACTCTGACTTCATCATCAACCAAGTGGAACATGAAGGAACCTTCCAAAATCCCGTTTTCCAGTTCGGTTTGGGTGTAGTCGGTATCAACTTCATATTCGCCATCATAGGTCATGTTGGTGGCAGACTTGTTCACAGCGGTTCCAGCAACCACACCGGTTGCCCAAGGAATCAGGGCGGCGCTTTCGGTATTACCAACAATACCGTTCTTCACGCTCACCACGCCTTCAAAGTCCGCCAGATTGCGGAAAGTAACCACCTGAAACTTCTTGCCCACTTCATCCCGAAGGCGCTTGCAGTAGGACACAAACAGATCAGCCAAAGTGGATTTAGTGGCCGGGCAACCCATAGCGTTGAAGGTATAGGCTTCCATTTTGTCCAAATAGGTCTGATAGGTCGCATCCTCCACAGTCCCGTTGGCCCCATTGGTCAAGGGGGTGGTGGCGGTCAGGGCAAGGGTGGCGGTGCTGATGAAGTCCACATAATCATTGTTCTTCAGGTCAGCCGCTGTGGAAATGGCCTTCTGCTGATCCACTTGGACGGTGCCAAGGAAGGTGGAAACATCGTACAGTTTCGCTTCCTCCTGACTGTTTTCGTTTTCCTCAATGACAATGCGAAGATCATTGCCACGGGTGCCGGGGTATTTGGCCGTTGCATAGGTACAAGCGGCCTTGGTGCCGGAAGCGTTCAGGCGGAAGAAGTGAACCGTTTGGGCGTGCTTGAAAATCTCACGCATGGGCTTCAGTTCATCCGCCGTGTACGCATAGCCGAAAATCTTTTGGGAATCCTTTTGGAAATCCCCAAGTTCAACGGTGATAACCTCACCTTCAGGCCCCCAATTCATTTCAAGGGGGATGGTCGCAATACCACGATCAGAGAGGGTGGCGCTTGCATTCGCAACCGAAATGAAGTTGATATATGCACCGGGCAGAATCTTGTTCTGCGTCAAAAAAGTGCCGCCGCCAAGGGCCATATCAATTCACCTTGCCTTTCTTGAAAAAGTTTTGAAGCAAGCTGTCCACCTGCTCCATCGTGTATTCCTTTCCATCTTCCAGCAAAACGGACAGAAGATCACGCCGCTTGGCGTATCGCTGGAAGGTCAGGATATTTCTTTTGGTGAAAACCGGGACATTGGAAACAGGCGGGGCCGCTTCCGCTGTCTTGGGCTTTCTGGTTTTGGTCGTAGGCATTTTTAATCCCCTCCAATGGTTCCAACCTCGGTTTCCAAGGTTTCCATATAGGTTTCTTCAGCGGGGCGGATCATGGGCAAGTTATAGTTCACAAAGAAATGAAGTACATTGTCCACAATCTCATAATTCACGCTGGTTCCATGAAGAAGATCACCGCTGGGAAGCGTGATGAAGTCCAAGGCTTCCATCATCGTTTCCGCAACGGTGAACATCTCCGCATTATTGCGGGGGTTGGTCGGAAAATACTGAATGTCAAATGGGTTCCTCTTGATAAAGCGCCGCCCAAGCATGGGCGTGATTTCCGGTTGTAAAACGGCAATCAAAAAACAGGGTTCTTTCAAACCCTGTTCCACATCATTCTGATAGATTTCATACCCATCCCCAAAGGCGGCGTTCAGTGCCATTGAAATTCCTTTGATAATCTCATTAAGCATCGAAACACCCCTTCAGGAACAAATACAACTTCTTTTCCAGAATTTTAGGCGCTTGCTGTTCCAGTTCTTGTGTGGAAATGGTCAGCATATAGCGCCCCTTTACCCAATTTTTCTTCAGCACCATCCCGCCTTCCGCATCGGGATCATAAACAAAGCGGTCACTTTCCCAATAACCGGGGATGAACCGCCCCGGCTGTTGCCGGTGGCCGTATTCAACATAGGACGCATACTGAAGGTTATTCAGCACAACAACTGTGTAATGGGTTCCCCTGTGGCCCACAGGCATTACCGCCCACGCATCCCGCAAGGTGCCATATACAACAGGTGTCCGCTTCACAACCTTGTTCAGCAACCGTCCCGCAAGCTCTTTGGCCGCTTTCTGGTAGAACTTATCCAAGTCAGCGCCCATCAGCTTTTCCATATTCTTGTTCAGCCGTTCCAGTTGCTTGAAATCGCATTTACCCCACTTTGCCATCAAGCATACCCCTTGAAAGGTTCAAGCTGGATTTCTTGGTGGTTGGTGAAAACCCCGGCTTCACCACTTTTAGAATAGGTGAACTTCCGTTCAAGGTCGTTGAACCGTGTCACCACGATTTTACAACCAGCGGGGATTTCCACATCAGGGGAAAGGAACAGCTTCACAGTTTGGGTGATTGCGGCCACGGGATCACCAGAACTTGAAGTTAAAGTTTCAAAAGACAGTTTACAGGGCTGATCTTGAAGAAGCGGCTTTTCTTCAAAGTCAGTCAGGTGTGTGGTTGGATCGGTGACTTTCTCTTTTACGAAAATAGAACACCGATCCTTCCACAACCGTTCAAGGGCTTTTCTGTGGGCGTTTACCATACAAACTTCCTGAATCGGTAAAGTTCACGGCTCCGCCCATTGGTCAGGTAGTCAATCAGACTGTTCAACCGCTGTTCAGGGGTCAAATTCCCATCCCCAATGGCAAAAACCGTGTTGGTATCGCCTTCCTGAATTTGCTTGATTGCCGCTTCAAGGTCAAACCCTTCCAACTGCCCGGAAACCTTCTTCATGTTCAGGTATTCGCCAACCGCCATATAGACGGCCACACTCACCAACCCTTCAGGCATATCCTTTCGGTTGGTTTTGTTTTGAACCCTGTATTGAACATTGCTGATCACAATATCCAACAGGGGATCTTCAGCGGCCCCCGTTACGCCAAGGGCCGTAAGCATTGCAATAACCTGTTCACGCAACGGGAATCACCGCCATTCCATCAGCCCAAAGACTGAATCCGGGCAATGGGAATGGCCTTGTGGTTGATATAGGTGCGCTGGGAAGCAGTGCTTTCCCCGCTGTGAACCAGCGTCCAGTTCTGCCCATTCTCCAAGTCCGTGTCCGTGGGGGACAGCTTGGTCTGACTTTTCTTCTCATAGCTGATACCATAGGGGCTGAACACCTTGCGCTGACGCATATACAGGGTATCAACACCGCCGTTGGTCTTGGGGTCACGGGCCATTTCATAAGGAACCTTGGCCCCAATATCTTCATAGGAGATAGCACCGTTGCCCATGATGAAGGTGGTGTACTGCGTAGCGGGAACCACATACATATCAGCGGCAAGGGTACGGGTGCCAAAGTAGGGGGTTGCCTTGGCAAGATCAATTTCAGAAGCACCGGAAGCACCGGAAGCCTTGATCACCAAAGCGCCGGGGGTGTCCGCTTCAGCATCGGCATAGCCGGTCACGGCGGGAAGATCATCGTCCACAACCACAGTGCGGCCATTCCAAGTGGCAAGGGTCAAATCCTTCTGAATGCCGTCCCCGTCCGTCTGTTTCATGAACTCCAACAGCTTCATGTTTTCAAGGTTGGTGGCAACATCACTGTGCATGAACACCAAAGAAAACTTCTGCTTATTGGCTCCACAAGCCTTGTTCACAGCGGAATTCAGGGTGGTGGCATCCATCTTGCCATAAATGGTGGTGCTATGCTTCTCCACAAATTCCTTGTTCTTGGTGTCCGTGGTGGGCATAGCAAAAACACCCTTCAGCATGGACAGAATGGTTTTCTGATCCAAGGTGTCCTTGTACTCGGCAACTTGGGCGGAAACATTACCCATGAAGTCAACCCCACCGGTAATGTCATAGCTGAAATCCTTTTCAGTCCACGCCTTGGCCCTACCGATCACCACCATACCCTGTTCAAAGGTCTTGGTGGAAGTGGCGGTAATATCGGTTTCACCATCATAGTTCACCGCATCCCCATCCAACAGGCCACGCATGGCAAGACGGGCGTAAGCGGTGCCGTTCTGACTGGTGAACACCGCCCGAATATCGGGGTTCCCGGCCAGCGCACGGGATTTCTTCAAAGCATTCAAGGTCAGGTTGGGAATACGGCCAACCATATACTTGAAGGCTTCAGGGTTGAAAGACTTTGCATCAAACTTGCTGTTAGCCATTGTTCAAACTTCCTTTCTTTGTGTAGATCAAGGGGTGGATTATTCCAAAGTGGTGTCCGGGTTGTCCTCCAAATACTTGCAAAGTTCGTCATAGGACATTTTGGAAAGATCATCCCCGGTGGGCTGATTGTGGGGATCACTCTTTTCAGCGGCCTTGGCCCCCTTGAATTTGGCCTTGCCGGTGTTGTCGAAAAGAAAAGCGGTATCCTCACCCTTTACCAGCTTCCCAATTTCATCATCAAGCCCTTTCACCGTGCCATCATCGGCCAATTCCGCTTTGGTCAGGAAATCGGCCAACAGCGCCTTCACCGCAACATGGTTCTTGGCCTTGGCGGTGGAAAGGGCCAAATCAACGGCATTGCCGATCTTCAGGGCTTTGATTTCATTGGCGTGGTCTTTGTCTTTCTGCTTGTTGGCTTCCTGAAGGGCGGTGATTTGGTTCTGAAGTTCCGTGTTATCACCAGCGGATTTCTTCAGGGTGTCAATCTGCCCATCCCGTTCAGAAACTTGGGCTTTCAGGGCTTTGTTTTCCTCGTTCACTTCATTGAAGCGGGCCTTGGTCACAAAAGAACCGTTCAGCCCTTCCATAACCTTGTTGGCCTGTTCCTCGGTCAAGCCCCATTCCATCAGCTTTTCTTTCGTCATAGTGTGATACCTCCATAAAATCCTTTTTTACCGTGGGTCAGGAACCACGATTTCCCCCGGTTCTGTTTACCGCCCACCACCGGGGAAATGGCGAAAGGGTATGAAAAAACCACCCACCGGCCAAAGCCGGGGGTGGCTCATTCAACAATATTGTTTTGTTCGTTCTCTTTCAGGCGCTTCATGTAGGCTTCAAATTCTTCCACCACTTCAGGGGGTGCGCCTTCCTTCAGGTGCCAGTTATCAACTTCTGGCACAAACCATTCACTTGTGAAAAAATCAGGCATCGGCATTGGTTTTCATCCCCTTCATCAAATCCAAAAGCTGTTTGCCGAATTCTTCAGCAACCGGGCGGGGGCTTTCGCTGTCCATCCATTCACAGAAGCATTCAGCAAACCATTCTTGGGCATCTTGGGTGGCGTAACCGCTCACCGCCGTTTTGGTGTCGGAAACCTTCAACCCACAAGCCTTCATAACTTTGGGGCGAAGATAAGCGGAAACCTTCTTGGGCCGCCATCCATTCAATCCGGCCAACTGCTGGATCACAGAAAGGTAATCATCCACAGCATGGCCCAATTCATGGGTGACAATGGAACCGAAGGTGGTTCCTGCTGGGTGGAATCCATGTTCCAAGTCCCTTGCGTAAAGTTTGGTCAACCGCTCCACATCGGAAAAATAAGAAGTGTTCACGGAAATTCCACCACGGCCCAACCCATAAGAACATTGGGCATAGGTGCCAGCTTGCAATTTCATAGCATTGATAGAATTCAGTTGGCCCCGCAATTCAGGAAGGCGGTTGAACACATTTTCATGGGCTTTGAAAATGGCCTTGGCGGTTTCAAGATCACAGCCTTGCAAAGAAAGAAGCTGATTTCCGTCAAAAGGTTTCCCATTGGGAAGGGTAGTTTGATAAAACCACCCTTGTTCCTTCATCAAGGCTTCCACTTCATCAACAGTGGTGCAATCGTCCACGGTTTTCTTCATTATAGCGCCTGCGGTGGCAACCGTCAAACCGTCCTTCACGCCATCCACAAAAGCCTTCTTCCATTGGCTGAAGGTCATGTTGGCCGGGACATAGTACACTTTCCCATCAGCGGTGCGGGCGGCTCTTTCACCGTCCATATCCTCATAATGGGGGCAAGTGGTTCCCCGGCAATTTGGGTGGAAGGGCGGAACTGTCACCCCCGGTTCATATTGGGAAAGGGGAACCACCGTCCCATCAAGGGGTTGACACACGGCACAGGTACGGGAATCCAGCGTTTCCACAATTTCAATCTGATCCACCCCCAAATCTTTATACATCTGAACTTTGGAAGTGGCGTTGAAATAGCTGGTTTCCGTATGAACCAAGCGCCTTGCCTTATAGCGGGAAGTTCCGAACTGTTTTTGAATGGCCGTGATAATCTTGGCCGGTGGATCACCCCGCAACATTCCCTGAATCAGTTCCTTGTTTACGGTGTCCACCAAATCCGCCTTGTTCGTCCAACAGCGATCCCGAAAAGTGCGCCCGTCAGTTGTCCAAGGCTTTGAAAGTAAAGTTTCAAGTTTCTTTTGGTTCAGGGCGGTGAAATCCCACCCAAGGCCAATGCCCTTTTGAACCTCGAAGGCTCCACGGGTGTACCCATTGGAAACCACATCTTTCAGAAGATCATCAATTCCATCCACCTGATTTCCAAACAGAAGTTCCATTTCCTGTTGGATTTGCAGTTGGATTGCTTCAAGGCGGCTGACATGGAAACGGGTTGAAGCGTTTTCCAGCTTCTTGATCCAATCTTCTGAAAGGTTGGCCCTTTGTGCGGCTTTCACATACTGTTCAGCCGTCCACTTGAATTCTTCAAGCTGTCCAGTGGTCAACATCTTCCGGGCTTCAGCCAAAGTCACCTTGTTATTGGTGGCAAAACGCTGATACCAGCTTTCAATATCCCGTTGAACAGATTGTTCAGCTTCCCGGTAAATATCTTCAAGTGTCTGAAGGTATTCATCCGCTTGTTTGTGGGCCGAATTTTCAAGAATGGCGAACCGGCCCCGCCAATAGTCAGCATTTTTCACGGGGTCACGCTCCCTTCTTGAATGATCAGGCACTATAACCACTCCGCAACTCATGCCCGTGCTAAAACCCATAACAACTATTTAGCGTTCCCAGATGGTGCCGGGTATGGGACTTGAACCCATACGCCAAAGGCGGCGGATTTTGAATCCGCTGTGTCTGCCATTCCACCAACCCGGCAAGTGGTAGCGTGTACGGGGGTCGAACCCACCGATCCCGGATTGAAAGCCCGGTGGCTTAACCTCTTGCCGAATGCGCCATGTGGCGGACAGAATGGGGTTTGAACCCATGCACCGGTTTCCCGGCCTACCGGTTTAGCAAACCGGCCCCTTTACCACTTGGGTATCTGTCCATATAAAGTACCGGGGAAAGGAATTGCACCTTTGACCGGGTAAGGAGGTGAACCCCGGCCCCGCCCCATTATTGCCCCGGCATAGGTAAGGCGGGGATTATTCATCCCCGCCTTCATTCCCATCAGGATCATCCTTTTGAACATTGCCAAAAGCCCCGGCGTATTCCTGCGCTTGGGCCATTGCTTCTTCCTTTTCTTTCTGAAGCCGTTCCAACTCCAAATCCACATCAGTTGTCCAAGGGTGCTGGGCCACAATGGTTTCATTAGACAAAATGCCAACGGACTTGGAACAGTTTTCAATGGCTTCACTTTCATTGATCAGCATATCCCGGTTGAAAACAATGGTGACTTCCTCACCGTCATAATCACCCCGGCCAGTGTTGGCAAAATCCTGATTGACAAACCAGATCAGATCATCAAAAGCCGCCTGAAACTCGGTTTCCATCCCGTTTGCGTCAAGGTCAATGTCAGAATACATGGATTGGATGTTCATTTGGTTGGGGTTGTTCCCCATCCGATCATCCTTGGCATTATACCCACGGGCATTTTCAATCAGCTTATCTTTGAACAACTTCAGAATAGAATTGAAGTTTTCCGAATTGATTTCAACGGTCAGGGTTTCAACCCCGCCATCATCCCGAACTTTGACGGCTCCATAAGTGGCAAGGTTACGCCGGAACTCCCCAAGGTTTTCACCATCATAGTTCTTCAAGATCAAAATGGTGTTCCGTGCGTCCTCTTGCATATTGTTTTCAAAGTCGGAAAGCATGGTGTTAATACCATCCTGAAGGGTTTTCACCCGGCGAATCAGGGGGATTTCCTGCTTGTTGTACTTGAACGGGATCAGGGGAATCCGCTCCCAATTCAATTCAACAGTTTCTTCCCCATCATCAATGCTGAAGTAGTTTTCATGCTCCCCCAACTGTTCATCCGGGGTCAGGGTGGTTCCATCGTACACATAACGCCAAATGCCATCATGCTTGAAGATTTCCACCCGCTCCACAATTTCCTTGGTAAGCCCGTTCCAAACCTCTTGGGGGTAAAGCCGGATTGCACAATCAAGGATTGTGTGATCATCGTCAGTCCAAAACGGAAGAATTTCTTGGGCGGGAAAATGTTTGAAGGCAAGTTTCCCATCATCCCCATAGTAGGGGAACAACCAGCCGATCCCGCCTTTCAGGGCATCTTCACAGACATACTTCAGAAGGCGGTTGAACCGCTTATCAAAAACCTTGGTCAGTAAATCGGCATAGGTTTTGTTTTTACAGGTCACGGTGAAGGGCTTGCCCACAAGGTAGTTGGTTTTCTGATCCACCATCAGGGCAAATTGGTTGTCAATCAGCCTGTTATTGGGAAGGTTATCAACTTCCTGAAGTTTGCCATCCTCACCAATAATGGTGCGCTTCCGCTGAAGAATATCATGGTAGCCTTCATAATAGGCATCCCCGATAATCTGTTCCTTCCGTTTCCGGCTCCGCTTCCATTCATCAATTTCAGCGGCGAAAAACTGAAGTTCAGTCATTCCGGTATATCCGCCCATCACAATCAGGCGATTGATCCGGGCCATTTCAGTTTCAACAAGCATGGGCATATTCAATCACCTTCCTTCCGTGGGGGGGGGCTTGAAATCCAATGGGCCGCTGTTTGGTCTTTTCCAAAGTCAGCGTTTGGTTTGAAAGTTCCACTTCAATCTTCAAAGACTGATAGGGAAGCCGATCCGCCCATTGTTCAATCTTGTTCAGAATGTATTGCTGTTCAAACATGAGCGGTTCCTTCCTTATTACCCAATAAAGACAAAACCCCCGAAAACACAGCGTTTTCAGGGCGATTTGTTACTATCGTGTTATTACTCGAAGCTAAAGGCGGGGCCAACCAGCATATCTTCCAGCGCATAACGCATAGCGTCCATCAGGTGGTTGAAATCATCAATGGGCCGGTTGATCTTGGCCCCGAATTTATCTTCATCCCATGTGTAGTTACTGATTTCAGTCAAGAAGTTCACACAGCGGGGGTGAATGATGATTTTATAATCCTGAATGTACTGAATGCCATTGTTTACGCTGTCTTTGCCCTTCCGGGCGGCTCTGATACGATGAAGGCCAGCTTCCCGCAATTCGTCAATGCTCTTGGGTTCTGCACAATCGGCCTTGATCCGCTCTTTGGCATAGCCCATCACCGTGATCCGGTCACTGATTGCCCGGTTGGTCAGGGCTTTTTCATATAGTTCATCGAAAACCCAAATGGTCTTTTCTTCTTTGCTCACCAGCCCACAGAACAGGGCCGTGGGGTCATTGGTATAGCCGAAGTCAAGCCCAAAGGCCGATTTTACACCCTTCCGGGCGCTGATTTCAGCCGGATTGAAGGCTTCTTCTGTCCAGTTCTCATAAATCAGGCCATCCACAATGCCCCAACCACCCAAGCCGGCCACTTTATAGCGCCGGGGGTTGTTCTGCTTCATGGTTTCAAAAACCTTCAGATCGGCTTCATCCAACCATTCATTACACAGGTAATTGGTGGTGGTGGCGTAAATCTGCCCATCCGGGGAAGTCCAGCTATCATGGAAACGGTATGTGGGGTTCCCTTGGGCATCCTTGCCGGTAATCTCTCCAAAGAACCGCTTTCTGATCCAGTGTTTTTCATTCCACGGGTTGAAGGTCAGGGTGATTTGCTTGAACAGGCCGGTTTCTTCCGGGATAGCACCACGAATGCTTTCATCCAGCATATTGAAATCATCTTCATTGGTGATTTCATAGGCTTCTTCAATCCAGCACCAACACAAATACCCAATTTCAACCGTGATAGAAGTCACCTTCAAGGGATCATCAAGGCCCCGGAAGTAAATCTTCTGACCGGTTGGAATATAGGTCATTTCAAGGGGGCTTTCCTTGACTTCCCAATAAGCCTGAACCCCAAGCCTGTTGATTGCCCACTTCAATTCTGTGAAACAGGAATCTTTCAAGGTTCTGAACACCTTACGAACAACAAGGGTGTTGGCTTCCGGGTATTCCATCATTCGCTTGATGATGTTCAGGGCCGTGGTTTTGGATTTCTTGGAAGCACGGGAACCCTTGCACACCCGGTAACGGCCTTTGAAGTTCCAGAAGGTGGCGTAACCTTTTCCCACCACTTCAGGAAGGCGGATCACCTTTGCCTTGGGGTCAATCTTCAAGCTGATCATCCCCCACGATCACCACGGGAACATACCCATCCAGCTTCAATTTATCATTAAACATTCCAAGGTGTTTTCCCAATAGTTCAAGGGCCTTCAGCTTGTCATAGGTTTTTACTTCCCGTTCAGTAATGTTCCCATCCTCTGTGGGGATCACTTTCACTTTGACAGAAGCAATACAGGCCGTATCATCCCGATTAGCTTCACCCTTTACGGTGGCTTCATCCATATCAATCACATCAACAGGGTTCAGGAAGGCCAACTTTGCGATTTCCTGAATTACACGATCCTGATTGATACCGGTTCGGCGGCTCCGGTCAGCTATGGCCCTGTCAATAGTATTTTTGATAACAGGTTTTGACAGGTTTTCAGAACCCATCTGCTGTGCGGTGTCGGGGGAATATCCTGCCCGAATTGCGGCCTGTGTTGCGTTCAGGTCGATCAAGTATTCTTCAACAAATCGCTTCTGCTTTTTGGTCAAGGTATTCACCCCTTTCTTTTCAGCATAGAAAAAGCGCCCCGGTTTCCCGTAGGCGCAATTTCATAATTACATTATAGCACAGGTGGAACTATCATTTACTATCATCTTTCAGAATATCAGGGTTTTTTTCTACGAAATCAAGCAAAGCGGCCCCGTGAATGCGGTAAACCTGTGCGATTGAAAAGTTAAGGTCAACAGCAATCCTTTCCCATTTGGCCCCTTCAACATACCGGGCAATCAAAATGTTCTGCTGGTCTTTGTCTGAAACATTGCCGATCCGATTAAAGGCTTCCTTCTTCATGGTCACAAGTTCATCAATCCGGGTGTTAATATCATCTTCAAGGGACATGATTTTTGCAATGGTTTCCCCTAAAGTGTCTTTTGGCCCGGAAGTCTGAACCTTGTCAGGCTTCAGTTCATAGCTTTGACTGGTCAACCCGGATCGAAGGGTATTCACTGTATCTGTCAACCGCTGGATCAGTCGGTCAGTTTTTCGGATTTGGGCAAAATATTCTTTAGCCCGCTGGGAAAGTTCCTTATCAGTCACTATGTAGCACACATCCTTTCACACATCTGTTCTGTGAAAACTCCTGAAATATCAAGGCTTTTCAATGTGTAGAACAGATAGAACACATCTTTGGACAGTTCTCTTATATTACTTATCTTATATATTTTTTTTTACTTTTTAAGTTTAAGTAATATAACATCTGTTCTATCTGTTCTACTTTACCTAAACGCCAGCATTTACAATAGTTTTCACCGGAACAGATCAAGCCTTTACATCTGTCCCATATCTGTTCCAACCCCAACCCCTGAAGGATTTTGGTGGGGTCGTTTTCTTGAAAGTTAATTTTCAAAAGTGGAAAATCCGGTGTATTAGGTCTTTCAACCGGGCTTTGAAAATCCACCACGCCAACTTCCGCCGCAACCACCGGGGGCAATCCATTGTGATAGTGAAAGAAACATTGGCCAGAATCGGTGGAAGATCTGACGGCTCCACTTCCAGTGGAATTTTGATTTCCCCAACTTCCGCAAGGGGTTCCCCGTTAATATACAGGGTTCCTTTCCCTGTATCGCTATTCGGCCCCATTATTTGAACTCCCTCCCATTCCGCTTATCTTTCAGTTCAATCCGGTTCAACAGTTCAAACCCGGCCAAGCGGATAATGTACTTCAGAACGAAAATCAGATTGTTCAACCGCCGTTGCTGTTCTTCATCCTCTCGAATGACAGGCTTCAATCCCTCATAGGCGGTGGGATCGGAATAGCCTTCACTGTTTTGCCAAGGTTTAGTTCCCACGATCTTTCAACCTCCCATCTGAAACAATAGTGATCCCGGTTTCTTCTTTCAGGGTCAGGTGAATATCTTCAAGGGACACATAACCTTTTTCAAAGCTATCATACAGTTCAAGAACAGCATCCGTGAACCGTTCACACCGAACCGGGCCAAAGCCGAATTTGTCATGAAGCACCATCACCGGCAACCCCAGCATCAGAAGAAAAGCCTTGTCCGCCGCTTCTTTGGAAGCATCCTGTTTGATCTTCTGAACATCAGCGGCTTTGATATTCACCACGGGTTCCTTCTTTACCGGAATACCCGCTTTCTTGGCTCTCCGCCGTTCAGCCCTGTTCATGCGGTTCCTCCATTCTGGTTGGTATGTCCTGAAGTTCAGGGTGTTTGATTTCCATATACAGGGCGAATAAGCAATTCCAGCAAGCCGCTCGAAGGTGGGGTTCATCCTTCATGCCCATCATGTACTTGGCAAGGTGGCGGAAGGCCGAATCAATCAGGCTGTGAATGGGAATGCCCTTTTCACAGTTGCGTTCCCCGTACTTTAGCGCCCCTTCTTCACAATGCTTGGAAACCTCCACCAAGGCTTCCCAAGGCAATAAATCCATCCGGCCCTTGCCGGTGTGCATATCACGAACCGCCCCGGTATCAAACCGGGTGCGATCCCCACTATCCTTGATTTCCATATCAACCATCCTTTCAGTTGAACCACTTAATCACCGGATCACCGGTAAATCCTTTTTCCCATACATACCACGCATAAGCAATGGCGCTTTCGGGCTTAACGCTCATATCTCCGTTCTTATAACAGGCCAAACGGGAACGGGATATGTAGACTATACGGGGGGGGGTATTCTTAAAGAAGGCCCCCCGCTTCTGTCCTTCCAAAAATTGAACCTTCAGGAACATAGCCACTTTCCCACCGGGGCGGACGCTTTCAAGCGCCCTTTGAACAAATTCAAGCCCCATTGAATATGGCGGGTTTGTGATTATATCGCCTTCAAAATCGTCCAGCGTTTCCTTCAGGAAATCCAACGGTTCAGGATCACCGAAGCCCCGGTAAATCAGATCGGTTGAAATGACTTCATAACCGTGGGCCTGAAGTACCTTGGAAATGTGGCCTTCACCACAGGCCGGTTCCCAAATCACCGGGGCAAACTGTTCCAGTTCCAACAGCATTTCCACAGCTTTGGGATCGGTGGCGTAGTAGTCAAAGGCTTCCCGTTCTTCAGGCACATGGTTTGAACTCCCAAGGGTGGCGAACACTTTTTTAGAACCGGCCATCATAAATCACCTTCTTCCACGAAAATTCTTGTTTTTCTTCCCTTGATATACTTTGCTCCACTGGTTAAGCCACAGCGTTTGCAGATTTGTCGGGAAAACTCAATTTTGGATAGGGCTTGGAAATTGTTTGAAATGCAATATTCTTTATATCTCCGATAAACTGTATCAGTGGCTTCATTGATGATCCCATCCAGTCCGATTTCCTGAATGAAGCCAATAATGGGGTTGTTGTTCTGTTCGTACTCGTCAAGTTGCCCCTGAACCCGGCTGGAAGTGGTAAAGGCGGCATTGGTCAGAACACGCTTCAGGGCATTCAAGCCCAACTGGATCAGATATTCCATTGAACTTTGTTCACACAACTCATCTTTAATAAATGGGCGGAAATCTGCATCATTGGGGGTAAACTTGGCATCAAAGGGAACAATCACCAAGCGCCTTTGAACGGCTCCGGTCTTATCCTTCATGCGGGGGATCACATTAGCACTAAACAGGAACTTGGAATAATTATTGAATTCAAAGGGATCTTGGCCCTTCCGCTCCACATTCACCCGTTCGCCTGTTACCAGTTTGCGGAATACAGACGCATTGGCAATAAATTCATCCCCAATATCATCACCAATGTTCGCCAGCTTTCCGAACAGTTCAGCGGTTTTGAACCTGTCCCCAAGTTCTTTCAGGTCAAGGGAAGCAATATTCTTATCCCCCAACATATTTTTGACCACATGAAGGAAGGTGGATTTGCCGTTGCTCTTATCGCCAATCAGAATGAAGGCTTTGCCAAGTTCATTGCGCCGGTACAGACAATAGCCCACCATTTCTTCCAGCAAGGCCCGGACTTCAGGATCATTACAAGCCAGCCGGTTTAATGTATAGTCCAAAAGGTCATTGTGGGCGGCGGGGTTGTAGGGCCACGGAATTTTATTGGTAATCACAATTTCCGGGGTAAAGTCCATGAAAGAACCATCCCGGATATTGTAAAGGCCATTGCTGAAGGCAATGATATTAGGGTTGGTGGCTCTGGTTTCTCCCTCGGTCTGAAACATTACTTCCAGATAAGCTAAAACCTCTGACCGGTGCGCCCGTTTTAGGTTTGGGATATGCTTGATCATTTGCGCTTCAATTTCCATAGCGCCCGGAACATAAATGCCATCCCGGTAAATGTGAAGCTGGTTATTGATTTTCACAATATGGTTGTTATTCTTCAGGTAAACCGCAAACTTATCAAACAGAAATGTTTTATCCTTGAAGAAGATAGGCTTTTTGAAGGCATCATCCCGAAGGATTGTTTCAAGTTCCCGGTCAGAAAGGGGATCTTCCAGCACATACCGGTTGATCATGCGGATAGTTTCACGGGCTTCTTCCTTGGTGAAGTCCTCGCTTTGAAGGGTTAGAATGTAGTTGAACAGGGCTTGGTTCCGCCCGTCTCCGGCTCTCATATCCAAGAACTTCATGTTGGTTTTTACCGGGGTCAACCACTTGGGAAGGTCTTGAATTTCATCTTCCGGGCAATCCTGAATGATTTCCCGATCAACCCCATTGAAGCGCATAATGGCATAGCTGTTGTTCCGCCCAACCTTGGAATCTGTTTCAATACCAAGGGCCAAGGTCTGTTTTGTCCAGCTTTTTTCCACATACCCTTCAGGGTTTCGGAAATAGAAGTGTTTGCCCCGTGTGGTCGCATATACCCGGCATTTCAAGCCCAAGTCCTGAACAATATGGAATAGAAGTTCACTGGTTTCCGCATTATCCACATCAATCAGGATTGTTTCATCCCCAAGAATAGCGGCGTATTCGTCAAGGTCTTGAACTTCTTCAAGGGTGTTTAACCGTTTTCTTCCCTTGAACTTTTCAAGACACTGTTTGTCTTTTGTCGGGACATATCCTCTGAATAGTTGCATGGCTCAAATCCCCCCCCCTTCCCGGTCAACTCCATAGTCTTTTAGGCGCTTCCACGCCAAATCAATGTAATACTGTCTGTCCAGTTCATCGGGAACGGGAAGATTTGTCACATCATCATTGATAATGAAGCAATGTTCCGGGGTGTTCCCGAATTTTTCAGGGTTTTTCTTGCGGCCCTTTACCACTTTACCGGACACTTTGAACAATCCGCCCTTGCTCCGGTCAGTTGAAGCGAACACACGGAATGTTTTATCAGTTTGAACTTCACCGCCGCTGAACCTTTTCACATTTTTTGAACGGCCTTTTTCGTCCCTGATTTTCTCCATAGTGATAACAGGGGAGTAAAGCGCACATTCATATTTGCTGGAAACTTTTACAACCTTTTGGAAATCTCGCAAATCTCCACACCCCATAATGGTTTCCTCTGGTGTGGTTTTGTGGGAAAAGTATTCACTAATGGCCCGGTTGACAATAGGAAGGTCATAATCCAGATCAGACAGTTTTTTTACATAAGCGCCCTTGGCTTTAACCGCCCCGGTTTCCCGGTCAACCAAAAAATAGTTGTTTACATCTTTCTGATAAATGTCACCCATGAAAGTATCAAAGTCCATCTTCATTCCGGTTCTTTGCTCCCATTCCCAAACCACATCATCAATCTTTTCAAAATCCCGGTCATAATCCGCAAGCTGGACAATGATACCATCTGTGTTGTTCTGAACAAGTTTGCAATAGGGTTCAAGGTGTTCAACTAAATCCAGAAGCAGAAGTTGGCCGTTGATACAAATGGTGTTGTTGCTCATGGGGTCGTAAAGTGCCGATTGTGGTTGCTTCATCTGCCCTGAAATAGCATTGTCCATGATCTTGAATGGCTGACGGGCTTTTTTATCTCCCTTGCGCTTGAATTCAATATTGCTATCATGGATGAACTCAAAGTTTTCAGGATGATCCATTACCCGATACCCAATTTTGAATTGCTTTTGCAAGGATGGGTAATAGGCTGTAACATCAATCACCAAGAAGATCCCGTGGGCGTGATATTTGGGAATAGCGCCGTGCCCACCGCCCCAAGCAAAGGTATGTGGAACACCGGCAACGGTTATATTCTCCTGCGCCTTCCCATAATCATGATTAACGGGGTTTTTGTACCAGTCCGCCACAAAACGGTATTTTTTCAACCGTAAGCAATCTAAAATTGGAAAGTCAAATTCATCATCAAAAGATTTTCCCTTCCCATTCCCGCCCAAAATCTCTGCGGCAAGCTGGGCTTTGGTTTTCCCAATAGAATTACTTCCAAGATGAAAGTGATTTACAAAGAACATTGTGGTGTTGAATTCCGCAATATTGCGAACCCATACTTCCACAGTTTCTTCCACATCATGGCGGCAATATTTGACCGTTTCCGCCAGCTCCGCTTCTGTCAAAGGCCGGTCAATATCGAAGGGAACTGTGGTTTCCTTGATAGAATGCCCCATGAAGGCTTCCAGCGCCTTCAGGCTGATAGGCGGATTGGGCATCACATCATAGTTAATCAGGGGGAAGTTCCTGAACAGGCTTGAAAACCGATAGCCGGGTTTATCATCAAGGATGATCCAGTCATTCACTTTCTTTGGGTTGAACCCGCACAAGATACCCTTCAAAATGAATTGGTCATAATGGCGGCTGTTGTACCCGGCCCAAATGGTTTCCTTGTGGCTCTCATAGAAGCCTTTTAATTTGTCAGGGTCATTGATGATCACGGTTTCCTGTTTGGCGTTCAAGTCAATCAGGACAACCAGCCAATCATAAGCGAAAACCTCAAAGTCATAGAAGATCATCGTGTCACCCACTTTCTGAAGGAATTTTTGGTGAATCAGTGAAAACAGCCCCGCCACGGGAAGGCTTCACCTTGGGGCCAACCGGGGCGCTTGCCCCGGCGTTTTTGAAAATTAAGGTTCAAAAAAGTCAATATGAGTACATATAGTGCTCAATTTGATTATAAAAAAGTGCACACCGGTTTTCAATCCTCAACTTCAAAGACTTCATCAATGCTGATGGAATTGAAGCGGGTATCATCGTAATCCACCGCATATTCCAGCTTCCCGTCAATGGCTTCCGCTACATCAAGGACAAGTTGGGCAAACTGCTTGTAACTGGTGAAGCTGATGGGAACCCCGGAATCCAACTTTTCCAAGAAGCCCATAGCGGAAGCGATCATGTTCTTGTCATTCTTGGTGCCGTACAGAACACGGTTCATGAAAAGGCGCTGGTTCTTGTACTCACCGGACAGAATCTTGAAGGACACAGCCAACATGGGGCGGTTGGGGTCTGCCTTGGTTCCTTTGATTTCCATGCTCTCCACACGGGCTTCATACTTGCCAGCGGGAATGGTGGGGAAGTCCCCGCCGCCATTCTTCTTGGCATCCTCCACATCGGCCTGAAGGCCCTTCAGATCAACGGTACGATCAATCTTGTCAAAGTCGATAGCCATAATAAATTTCCTCCTAAATGTAATTTTAGATGTTCTTCAGAATGTCGAACAGGCCGGAAAGTGCTTTAGCGGTTTTCTCTGCTTCCTCCATTTTGGCCCGTTCCTCGTCAGTAGGTGTGAACCCCTCAACCGGCTTGAACAGATCATCCGTAAGGATGGTGTCAAACAGGTTATCAAAGGCCGCTTCCGCCAGAAGATCACTGAAATCATCATGCTTCCGGGCATACATGATCAGGGCTTCTTTTGCGGCCAGCTTATGAATGGCAATCAGGGCTTCCGGCTCAATACCGGGCGGGGGGGGGATCAGGTTTGCGGCAACGGTGATCTTGCGGAAAAGGCCCCGCTTTTCCATTTCCTCTTTGAACTGCTTCAGGGAATCACACATGGTCTTTACCTCCTAAATCTGATTGGAAATAATTTTTCCTATTTCCCTCACGGAATGGGCGATTTTTTGACGATCAACCCGCTTCCCTTGAAGAACTTGGGTAATTGCGGCGGCTTCCGTCTGAATATCCTGAAAGGCTCTGCGGTTGCTCTCCAAGTCGCTTTCATAAGCGGTCAAGTCGGTGTCAACCTTGGCTTGGGTATAATCAGCGGCCTTTTCCGCCTGTTCTACATGGGTTCTCAACCACTTTGCGGCATCATACCCCATGCAATCTTCCACCAGTTCCAAAAAGTGGCGGAACTCAAACAGCGTGTGAACTGAACCATCTTTCAGGCTGACCACACAAGGACAAGGATCAATCTTCATCAGGCATCACGCTTCTTCCGGGTGCGCCGGGGCGGGTTCACATCCATCATGGGGGCGGGTTCCGGCTCCTCCACTTTGGGGCGATCCCACAGGGGGCAAGCATCGGGGCCGCCTTCCTTGTGGCAATGGTGGCCGGCATCAATATTGGGGCAAAGAGGGATTTCCGGGTTTTCGTTGTGCTGGGCAAAAATCCGATCCCCGTCAGGGCATTTGGGAAGGGTTTCCGGCTCCGTCTGTTCCTGCGGAATGTCAGGATCACCAGCCGCCGCCCGGTCAGCATCTTCCACGGCTTCCGGGTCAGGGGCCGGGGCTTCTTCCTCTTTGGGCTTTCTGCCCCGTCTGCTGGGCCGCTGTTCGCCGCTGTCAGCCGCTTCCGGGGCGGGGGTAGCCGGGGTATTGCCGCCGTGCTTCATGGCTCCTGCGGCCTTCTGGTTGGCTTCCTCGTAGACTTCACAGAAAGCATCATAGGTCAGCGGGATTTCCTTATCACGGACAGTCAAACGGCCACCGCCGAAGATCACTTCAGAAGTCTTGAAAGACAGCACCCGTTCATCATCGTCCGCCACGATACGGGCCACAAGGTCAACCATACCGGCAACCTTATTGGCAACCTTTTCCCGAAGGTTCGGGCGGATAGAACTGATCTTGTCACCGCTCTTGCGGGTAAGGTCACGGCTTCTGTCCTCATGGCTGATCAGGATGATGTTTTCATAATCCAAATCCACCAGCCGTTTAATGGTGTTCAGGAACTCGGAAGTTACCATATCCCAAGCCCGGAAGGAATCATCACTTTCATGTTTCCACCCTTGCCGGTCACAGATATACACACGGCAAGCCTCATAGGTATCTTCCAACAGGTCAACCACAATGGTTTTGAAGTCGTTCTGCTTCTTTTCCAGTTCGGCCACGGCATCGGAAAAAACATCCCACGCCAACTGCCGCTTGGTCAACCGGCCTTCCACCGTCACCGTGTCCCGGATTGCGATATAGGGGGCATCAACAAACTTGATGTTGCCATCCGTATTCAGCATCAGGGGATCAGGAAACTGGTTGGCAAAGAAGGTCTTGCCGCTGAAGGGTGCGCCGTAAATCCACACAACCTTCTTCTTGGTGGCGTTCAGATTGCGCCGTTCATTTTTGGGAAGCAACATATAATCCCATCCTTTCTGACAATATTCTTCATACTCACACCACCCGCAAAAGTGGTTTGGGTGCTTTTGAAAATCGGTTTCTTCAACCATGTGTTTTACATCGGTCAGGAAGTCCACAACCTTGTAAAGATTGAAGGGAACCTGTTCAAGCCACGGTTCAGCCCCGTTCAGGGCTTCCCGCAACCTATCCCGGAATTGGGCCAAGGTTTCTGTTTTCTTCTGCCTGATCTTCACTTTGGGGACAAACAGAAAATACATATTCCTGATCCGGTGTCCGGGGTGGGTCAGTTCATAGAAATACTTGTATTCATGCAACTGACCGGAAACCATGTAGCTTTTGGAATTGCTGGAATATTTGAAGTCGTACAAATCGAAGGTTCCTTCATCCACCGGGGCCAGATAATCCATGAACCCGATGAAGTCAGAATTGCCAATGGGAAGTTCAAAGGTTCCGCCCGGTGGCAACAGGGCCTTTGCCTTGGGAATCAGGGCTTCCAGCTTCATCATTTCGTGAATGTGATCATCCGTCAGAATGGGAAAGCTGTTGGTGTAGAACTCCAAAGCCTGATCCACGCCTTCTTCAATTCCAGTGTGGAGGGCCGTCCCCAAAATCAGGGCGTTGTCCGGCTCCATGTTCGGGATCGTGTCTAATCCCTCAACATATCGCAAGAAGTATTTGAAAGGGCAACGGTTGAAACTCTCAACCCGGCTATGGGAACATCTTGTGGGCATGATTTCACCCCCTTTATCATGGCTTTGAATGTGTCAAACCCTTCCGGGTAAAGCACCATTGCCATTCCGCCGCTGTCATTGATTTGGCGGATATTGCGCTTTTGCAGTTCTGAAGGGGTTCCGTTGGTGGCCTTTAATTCCACTTCAAAGGCTATCCCATTCACCACAATCCGCATATCAGGAAGGCCGCTTTTCACATACCTTCCACCGCCCCAGCGCTTTTCCCAATACCCACAGGGGGCAACGGGCATTTGGTCTTTCGGGTGGCCCAAGGGATAAATCCCCTCACACTCCAACCACTTCTTCAAGCGGTTTTCAAAGTTCTTTTCACCGGCCATCGGCTCACCCCTCCAACATCTGAATCAGGCTGTGAATACCTCTGACTTGGGTGAAGCCCTGAATTTTACCCGTTCCAGCGTAGAATTGGAACAGTTTATCATCAGACTTCCGCCAACAATGGAAATGTCCGGTTTGCTCATTCTTCAGTTGGTATTCAATGCCGTGGGCTTCAAACTGCTGAATGGCATAGGCGATCCGGTCGGGGTTCTTTGCAACCCGTTCTGAATGAACCTGTTTGGCATGATTTTTCAGGGCATCCCACACTTCATCCCTTGCCATCGGCCCCACCGTCCATTTCATAATGTTCAAAGGTTGCCACACTTGCCATAGCCGAAAACAGATCGGAATAATACTGAACAGCGGAATCACGGTCGATATTGTGTTTATCAGCCGCCGCAATCAGTTCATGAATGGTGCCACCAACAATGCGGGTCATTTCACTTGCCCAAGCGTCAGCTTCTTTCGGGGTCAAACCTTCCATTACTGCCCACCGCCTTTCAGGGTGATCTTCACATAACCGGCCTTGGCGGTGGTCTTGGAACACTCGGAAGCAATGTCCGGGTATTTCTTCTTCAGCTTTGCGGAATCAATGCTGGTGGCATTGGTGGGCTTCACAAGGGTAAGGTTCAGAACATCGGATTCAAACTTATCCACACCAAACTTCACCATTGCTTCATACAGCTTGGCCTTCATTTCCTTTTCCTGATCCTCAATGGCCTTCTTGTGGGCGGTCAGGGAAGCAATGGCGTTCAGGGTGGCAAGCTGGGTGTTCTTGAACTCCTGAAGGGCCGTTTCTTCATCGAAGGTGGCCGAACCACAGGCGTTCGGGTTTTCCTGACAGGAATCAGGGCAAGTGTGGAACTCCGGGCATTTGTGGCAACACCCATCGAACTTTCCACGGGGGCAAGCATTTTCACATTTGATCATTTTTCTGGTTCTCCTTTCAGATAAACATTCAACTGCTTCAGGCCGAAGGCGGAAGCGGCTTCATGGTTGTCAAAATAAATGTCGATCTGGTTTTCACCGTATTTGTCAATCACCCATTGGGCGGGGCGATCCTGAACGATATATTCACCCAAGCCTTCCACTTCCACCACGGTTCCCAAGGGAAGCGGGGAAGCACAGGAAACACCGGCCTTCAGTTCCACACCAGCGGCACCATACACAATGCCGTTGGGCCGGTTCTTGGCCCATTCGCCGCAACACTTTTCACAGGAACAATAGGCGGTAATTCTGAAACTGCCCAACAGCACCGGTTCAGGTTCGGCGGGTTCTTCCACCAGCGGGGTTTCCACCGGCTCCAAGGTCACATCCGGGATCACGGCGGTAAGCTGATCCGGTTCAATGGGGGCATCCGGGGCCTTGCTGTTGACAGCAGAACAGCGCCCAAATACAAACCCCATTGCAAGGCCCATCAGAAGGGCCACAAGGAACATCCGCCTGAACCGCTGGTTAAGGGCTTTGCGGCGCTGTTGCCGCTTGCTCATACTTTCTGAATAGTTCATCGGTATAGTCCTTTCTCATTTCCAAAGTGGAAAGAATATCTTCTTCAACCGTTCCCGGACAGATCATCAGGTAATAGAAACAGGGCCGTTCTTGCCCAAGGCGGTGAATACGCTTTTGGGATTGCTCCCACAGTTCCGAACCTTGGGGAAGGCTGAAGTAAATGATTTTGTTGGCAAGCTGGAAGTTGCCGCCCATTGCACCGGCCTGATACTGAATGAAGGTAATGCTGTTGTGCTGGTATCGGTAAGCATCCAAGTTCTTTTCTTCACCGGAAAGAACAGACACAGGCCGGTTCAGGCCCTTGGCAATCCCCTTCAGGCGTTCCATTTCTTCCGTGAAGTTATAGAACACAATCAAGCGATCTTCTGTGCTGTTCACCAAATCCCGAAAGGCTTCATAACGGGCCGGGTTGTATAGGCCGCAAAGCTGACGGGCATAAAGGCGGCGGGTCAAGCTGGTATCGCCAATCAGTTCCCGTTCACAATGGGCATTGGAACCGTAGAAATCAGCATCCAGTTCAAATTCACCAAGGTTGGCGCTGTCAATCGCAACATAGCGATCATTCCAGAACTTCCAATAAAGGGGTGAAGGGCGGGTTTTGACCTTGATCCAGTTCCGTTTTGGAAGGCTGATCCCGGCCTGTTCGGTAGTCATGAAAACGGCCCCATGTTCGGCCAGCTTCATCTTCAGCCGGTCAACATTCTTATAGCCGGTAATCTGCTTCCGCCAAAAGCCATCGGTTTCCACCCATTCCGTTTGAATGTACTGCTTCCAGAACAGTTCCTTTGAAATCTTCCACCCCAACAGTTGGCATTGGCTCCACAGGTTTTCATACTTGCCGCCCGTGGGGGTGCCTGACAGAAGGATCACATTATCCGGTTTCAGCCCAAGAATGAACTTTGACCGCTTGGCGTTCTCATTCTGGATCAGGGAACTTTCATCAAGCATCAGCGTAAACCCGGAAAGGGTTTTCAGAATCTTCCGCCTGAAGGTCAGTTCATAGTTGATCACGCCAATCATCAGGGTTGGAACTTCACACTGAATCTGTTCCATGAACCATTTGAAGGTTTTGGGATCGGTCAGGTCAAAGACACAGTTCCGGGTGTAGTAGGTTTGAAAATGTTCAATCCAATCAGGAACCTTTGAACACTGACACACCACAAGATTGATCCGGGTATTCAGTTCCTTCATTTTCTCTGAACCAACAAAGGTTTTCCCAAGCCCCATATCAAGGTAATAGGCGCATCGGTTGTGGCCTTCCGTCAGGTCAAGGGCCTTTTGCTGGTGCTGAAATAGCGTGATCATAAAACTTCAGGCGTTTCAATCATGGAAATGTAATTTTCCACATTTACGCCACGGGAAAGAAGTTCAGCCTTCAGCGCCGTTCCCAATGTACTGTTCAATGCGTAATCGCTGATCTGTTCAGGGGTCATGGAAGTAATGTTAAACAAAGACTGTTTTACCATTCCAAAATGACCAACTCCGAAGGGATCAAAAGGGCAACAATCGGGGGCGGCTTCAATGTCACGAACAATCATAGATACCACAACGGCGGGGCGGTTTTTCAACATCTTCACCGTATTCAACAGGTGATCAGTTGTCATTTCCACGGGGCTGAAAGCCTGTCCGCTTGCGCCGATCCAAAGGCTCCCATCAAAACGGGTTTTCATATTCATCATCCTTTCTTTCCGGTCAGCCGGACAATATAGATACAGTTCTTCACACGGTAGGCATCATACTTTTTCGCCGCCGTCTGGTTCCATTTGCGCTTGTGGCTGGAAATGGTAGCCAACTTGTTTTTAGCTCCCTGATCGGTTTCATACTCGAAACACATATTCTTTGCGTTGCCGCTGGTCAGAAAATCTTCAATGGCTTTGACTTCCTCGCTCTTAACACCGCCATTGAAACTGCCCTTGGGCGGGGCCTGAACATTGTATTTGATTTCCATTACTTCACCTTCTTACAAAATTTCCGGGGCCGCTATCGTGTCGATAAACAGCAAATCTTCAGTTCCGGGGATAGGATCATACAGGCTAACGGTTTGGGGTTCCCGGCTCCGCTTTTCTCGCTCATGCCCAATGGCAGATTTCATAACTTTACAGGCCACAGTGACAAACTTCACTTTCTGAAGATCAGGAAGGGCAAACCACCGCTTCACACTCAACAGATACCGGAAGATCACCACATCAAACCATTCCGCCCGGTCAAGGCCCTGTTGATCCAAGTACCACCAAACAATGTTGATGTTGTCCGTGGCGAATTGGGCTTCTTTCGGGGTAAGGGGGCGTTCATAGAAGGATTTAGGCAACCGCACACCGCCGCCCACCTCATTCTTTGCTGGTTTCACTCATTCCCCCCCCAATCGTCAGGCGGTCAAGCCGAAAAAGCTGTTGAACACTTCAGCGCCCACATAATCACGGAACTTGGTGGGGTTGATGTAGTAATTCCAGCAAGCGCCGGTTCCGGGAACAGCGTTCCCGAAGGGAAGAAGGCCACGCTGAAGGCCGATTCTGACGAACTGATCAGATTTACCCATGCACCGGGCGGCTTCCTTCACGCTGATCTTCTTGATGGGCGGTTCCGCAACCGGGGCGGCTCCATAACCCATCAGGTAATCAAAGGAAACACCGGTGGCATCGGCAAGGGCCTTGATACGGTCAGGGCCGGGGGTGTTCTTCCCGGAAAGGTATTGGCTGATAGCGGCCTTGGAAGCCCCGGCCTGTTCAGACAGGGCGGATTGGCTCATGTTGGCCTGTTCCATAGCGTTCTTCAAACGCTCTGCAAAGGTGGTCATTGTGCGTACTCCTTTCATTTTTCAAGATTTCCGTGTGTAAACACGGCGGACAGTAAGAAATAACATCCCGGCCAATGTCGGACAGCTTTTCGGGATAGGTCAGGGGAAACATTTCCCCACACTTCTTACAGCGAACTTGGCGGGTGATCATCATTGGCTTACCACCTTGAAATGACCGGGTTCCTTCATCGGTTCCACATCCACGGTGGAAACCAAAGCCCACCAATCGGCTTCCGGGTAAAGATTGCGGTCACTTCTCAAAATGGTTCGATCCTTGAAGTGAACGGCCTTCCAATCCTTGGTGTCAATCAACTTCATTGGTTATCACTCCTGTTCTTCAAAGGCCACTTCACATTCCCCACAGAGAACATGAACTTCCTTGGTGGCCCGGATGATGGTTCCGCAACAGGGGCAAACATACTTACGGGAACTTGATCCCCCCCCCCTTCCGGGAACCCTTCAGCGGATTGGTACGGGGCCGAACCAGACAGAACCCGGACTTGCCAAGGGATTTCACAAAGGCTTCTGCTTGCGGGTTCAGGGTGGTTTTGTGCCATCCGTACTTTTCGCCTTTCTCCACGGTCAGCCCGTGGGCTTCAGCGGTTTCCTTGAACTTCCGGTTGTGGTAGGAACCAGAACGGGAAGTGTCCTGAACATTGTCCTGAAGGTTCTGAAGGTGAACCATTTCGTGAAGTAAGGTTCCACAGGTTTCTTCAAAGGGGCGGTTCAGGTATTCGGCGCACAGGTTGATTTCGTAATAGCCGCCTTCCTTGTTTCCGTCTTGCCACGCCTTCCAAGCGGTACACCAGCCATAGGCCCCACGGGTATGATCCGGGGAAACGGTGATCACAGGCTTTTCCAACTTCCCTTCAAAGAAGGCTTTGTTGAACTTTGAAAACAAGGTTTCAAGTTCATCAATGACCGGTTTCAAACTGACTTCATTCATGGTACTTACTCCTATTGAACACTATATGTGCTCGATTTAGTTAAAAAAAAGTTCCTGCACCGAAACACCAAAGAAGTTGGAAATGCGAACCTTCACTTCATCACGGGGAACCCGTTCATCTCGCTCATACATGGCATAAGAAGATTTGGTAATCCCAAGTTCCTTGGAAATTTCGTCTTGGGTTCTGCTTCCACGCAGTTCCCGAAGTTTCTTGCCAACACTCATATTTGCACATCCTTTCTTCAGAATTAGAACAGCCAAAGCCCCAACAAGCAATTTCCGGGCGGTCATATCTTTTATATGGGGATTGATACCCAATACCCGAACCCATAAACCGGGGGGCGCTCATGTTGTCGCTGTTGCCCTGCCATCATCAGCACCGGTGGGGCGGTTCCGGTGGACGGGCCATCAGGCCCGTTTCGGCTTATTCAGCATCCATATATTTTGCAGAAACCTTAATCATTGATTCTGCAACCGCTTTATCGGTTGCACCCCGATAAGTTTTATTGAACAGGATATACACAAGACTAAAGGTTATATCATCAGAAGAATCATAGGCAACTTCAAGAGTAGCTTCCGGGCAATCTTCCATGGTCTTTTCGTGGGGAAGGGTAAAAGCGTGGGGCACACCATAAGTGGTAAGCATTTCATCCAGTTTTTCAAGCAAAGTATCATCCATATCAGGGTGTCCTTCACGATCCTTAATGGTGACATAGGTATCAAAAACATGAACCTTCATTTTCAAATCCTCCCAATCAGTTCGTGCACCTTTTGTGCTCGTCTGATTATCATTATACACGATATGTGCTCAAAGTCAAGCACAACTGAACACAAATTGTGCACAAAGAAATGTGTTACTAATTGTGCACATCGACGGATTGACTTTGTGCACATAATGTGTATAATAAATTATAGAAAGACTTCTGAAAGGGGTGTACTTATGCCGAAGTTTTCTGATCGGTTCAAACAATTACGAACCGAACGCCGCCTATCTCAACAGAACTTGGCGGATCAGCTTGGTTTTTCTAAAAGTAGTGTAAATATGTATGAACGGGGCGAACGGGAACCGGGCCTTGAATCTATGGAAACCATTGCTGACTATTTCAATGTTGATTTGGATTACCTCATGGGAAGATCAGACATTCCGAACCGGAATGATTGGTTGAAAAGTATCAATAAATCTGTGGTAGTTGAACCTTCACAGCCACAAATGAAGTTTGATAACATCATCCCAATTTCTACAAAGCGTTTTCCCCTACTCGGTGACATTGCTTGCGGTAAACCCATCATGGCAAACGAAGAAAAGGAACTGTATGTGGAAGCTGGTGCCAACATTCATGCTGATTTCTGCTTGAAGGCCAAGGGTGATTCCATGATCGGGGCCAGAATCTATGACGGGGATATTGTGTTCATCAGAAAACAGGAAATGGTGGACAATGGTGAAATTGCCGCTGTTATCATCGAAGATGAAGCAACCCTGAAGCGGGTGAATTATTTCCCTGAAAAGAACCTTCTGATCCTGAAGGCTGAAAACTCCAAGTATGAAGATTTGGTTTATACGGGTGAACAGTTGGATCATATCATCATTCTTGGTAAGGCCGTGGCCTTCCAAAGTGATATAAGATAGAAGGTGGCTGGATGAAGAAGTTTTTGAAAGGCTTTGGGATCTTCTTTTTCAGTTTCGGGTTTATCGTCTACACAATCATGTTTTTTACGGAAGCGCCAGAACTCCGCCCCGTGTTCATCATAATGGATGTCATTATGGGGTTCTTCCTGTTCCTGCTTCTGCGAAAAAGAAAGCCAAGACAGAAGGCCCCACCCAAAACAGAACCCACCGTTCAGGTTCATTCCAATCTGAACCCGGAACGGGCTATTAAATCCATGCCGGGGGCCTACACCGTAGCAGAAGCCAAAAATCATGTGCGGATTGTTCAAGATTGTTTGAACATCTTTGAAAAGACGAAGAACCTTGAAACATTCTTTTCCCGCTATGAATATGGTATGCAAATAGCCCTGACGGTGGATCAAGCGGCCAAGGCCGGGATCATCCCTTACACATCTGATCTTCCAGCTTCTTTCTTCAAGGCGGCTGATAGTCAGAAAGAACGGGTTTTGTTAGATTCCTATTCTGATCAGAAAGCCAAGATTGATGAACTGAAAACCGCAAAGGCCAAAGCCACCCATTGGAACCGGTATCTGAACACCCTGAAAGAATACGAAGATCAATATTCCATGAACCCTGATTCTGAATATCCTGAAGTTCTGGAACAGGTCAAAGGTGAACTTGCCAAACTCGATCTGTCCACATCCGTTCCGCCGTCCAATCCCTGAAAACACAGGAAAATCAAGGCTTTGGAACAGGTGGAACAGATAAAGCGCCGGTTCTCTATATACTCTTTTTCTTTTATATATTTTTTTTATCTACTCTTTGAAGTAATATAATATCCGTTCCAAGTGTTCCATTCTCTCAAAGCCACACCCCGCAAGGATTTTAAGCGGAACGGATATGGAACAAATGCAAAAAAAAATGACCGCCCCCGGTGGTGGCACACCGGAAGCGGTCAGGCGAAACAAACCCCTTTTGAAGTTAATGTTTCAACCTCCATTGAACATTATATCACACTGGGGTTGGCTTTGCTATACCCATTTTCCACGAAAGGACAGGTGATATAATGCGGAATCCTAATGGGTATGGGACAGTTGCGAAGCTGTCAGGCAATCGCCGCCGCCCGTACATTGTGAAGAAGGTCATTGGCTGGAACGACAAAGGCCATCCAATCTATGATATAGTAGGCTACACAGAAACCCGTGAAGCCGGGAATATGCTGTTGGCTGAATACAACCGTGATCCTTGGGATGTTGACCGGGCCAAGATCACCATGAAGGAACTGTTTGAACTTTGGAAAGAAAAGAAGGCCCCCAAGCTGGGGGAATCCAACCGTTCATCTTTGTGTTCAGCGTTCAAGCATTGTTCAGCGTTATGGGAGAAGCCCTATAAACAAATCCGATCATACCAAATGCAAGAAACCATTGACGGTTGCGGGAAGGGGTACAGTACCCAAGCGGCAATCAAGAACCTTTGGGGCCATCTTGACCGGTTCGCCTTGGAAATGGACATAATCAACCGGTGCTTCTCTGACTTGCTGACTTCTGATCCCATCCCGCCCACCAGCCGCCTTCCATTCAGCAAGGATGAAATCAAGAAGGTTTGGGATCACCAGAAAGAACCTTGGGTTGACACGGTTCTGATCCTGCTTTATTCCGGGTGGCGAATCAGCGAACTTCTGAACTTGAAGCCGGAAGATATAAACCTTCAGGCCGGGACGATGAAAGGCGGAACCAAAACCAAGGCCGGGAAGGATCGGGTGGTTCCCATCCATTCCAAGATCAGGCCCTTGGTTGAAGCCCGTCTTGCCGAAGGTGGCCCCCGGCTGATCAGCTACAATGGGCGGGTTTGCAACCAAACCCAATACCGGATTTTTTGGGCGGACATTATGAAGGCTCTTGGCATGAACCACACCCCGCACGAATGCCGCCACACCTTTGAAACTCAACTGGACAGCGCCGGGGCAAACCGGAAGTGTATTGATCTTCTTATGGGTCATGTGTCCAAAGACACGGGAAACCGGGTCTATAATCACAAGACTTTGGATGAACTGAAGGCCACGGTGGAACTTATCAAATAGGGTTCAATCCGGTGAACATTATAGGCCGCTGAACACTGAACTATTAACACGGTAGTAACAAAAAAGGCGGGAACCCCTGAAAAATCAAGGGTTCCCGCTTAATCTGTTTTTATTGTACCATGAATTTCAATGCTCCGCGACGCTCCGAAGCGCCGAAATACTGAACATTTCAGCCCACTGAAACCCCGAAAAATCGGGGCCGGTAGTAACAAACTAATAACATGGTATCACACCGGTTTTGCGTAGTCAAGGGAAATCCAACCGGCCCCGCTTTTCAGCTTGCCCCACTTGGTAGCGCCGGTGCCGGAGTGGTCCGACAGGGCGATGCGGCAGGTCCAGGAGCCGTCGGT